GGAGCTGAACCTGCGCCTGTTGTTCGAGGCACCGACCCTGCAGGGTTTTGCCGCACAGGTCGCGCACCTGCAACAGGACGGCGGGGTGGCTCAAGGGGCCATCCGCGCCTTGCCTGCGCACGACGATGATGCGCGGCGCGAAAAATGGAATGGAGTTGTTGAGATAAATCGAATTTGAATCTGTTGCAGTGGCTGCAACAGAATAACGGAATTGCGGCCTTCCGTGACCGCTTGAGACTTAAAGCCTTTCTGACGCAGCACTTCCTCTTACCAGCCTCAGGTCACCCAGCACGCCAATGACAGTGCGACGCGCATCGCAGTGCTTCGCGTAGGCCAGGAAGCTGCACACTCTCTGCCTCACATGCTTCTGATCTACCAACCCAGCTCGATACCTCAAGCTCAGCGTCCTGAAGGACGCCCTCGCACGCTTGATGTTCCGCTTGCGCGGCAGAATGTGAGTGGGCCAGATGCGGTAACCGCAGAAGTCCAGCCCGCGCTGCCAGGGGTGGATCGCCGTCTTTGGGTTAAGCTCCAGGCTCAACCCTTCAACTACTGATGCCAGATCACCCAGGATGGATGCTGCTGACGCCTTGTTGGGCAACACCGCTATGAAGTCATCCATGTACCGCACGTAGTGCTTGATACCTAAGTCATCCTTGGCCACATGATCCAGACGGTTTAGCAGGATGTTCGCCCCGAGCTGACTGGTGAGCGCCCCAACCGGCAGGCCGACGCCGGTCTCGTTGCCATAGCCACAGATGATCTGCTGCCATAGCCACAATACATCTCGGTCGGAGATGGTCCGCGAGATCTCTCCAAGCAGCACGCTATGCCTAATACTGGCGAAGAACTTGCTGATATCAGCCTTGAGCACGTAAACCTCTGGCCCATGGTTACGCTTGGCTACTCGGATGAAGCGCTGAGCACGCGCCACAGCAGCCTGAGTACCCATCCCTACGCGGCAAGCGTAGGAGTCGGAGATAAACTTACGCTCGAATATCGGGTTAACCACGCGCACCAGCGCGTGATGGATGACGCGATCTTCGAACGGAGGTGCCTGTATCAGGCGTAGCTTGGGCTCCTTGACGACAAATTCACGAGGCTTGCCAGGCGCCCAGCTTTTCCATAGAAGGTGGTTTTGCAGATTAACCAGGTTCTCTTCAACGTTCGCCGAGAAACGCAGTACAGAGGAGCGATCGCGCTTGCCGCGCCGCGCCTCTAGGTAGGCCTGATATAGGTTATCGAAGTCGGTTATCTGGCCCCAGAGGCCAGTGGTGGTGATAGGCACAACATAAGCCTTAGCCCTCGCCGAGGGCGGAAAATTAGGGCGGGCACCGCCACATTCCCCGAAGGTACTAGCCGCGACGCCCTATAAATCTTTGACTACATGGTCTGGAGAGGGGCTCCAAAGGAAGCGCGCTGGACATAGGCCCTTGAGCCTAATGCCTTCTGGCGATAATCGTTTGCGAGGCGGCCGCCGACATTCGTGTTCGCGTTCGACGCGGCGTTGTTGACGTTCAGATAGAACAGCCCGGCGTTCGAGCCGTTGCCGTAGTTGCCACCGTAATAAGCCTCCCCCCAATGCTCTTTATTTCTTAACCGGTGCAGGGCCTTCGTGCTTGATCCATGCGCCTACGATGCGCCCGATCTCATTGACGTGCCGCATCCAGACATCAAGGCGATGAGTGTTGATATAAGAAAGCCGGTGCGCCTTACGCACCAAGTGGCGGAATACTTCGATCTCTACGTCCAGATCAAACAGTGCCGCAGCTTTCTGGCGGCGCTTCCAAGCCACCACCGTCAGCCGCAGGAGATGATTCGTTACAGCCCGGAGTTCCGAGCAAAGCAGGTGCCGCTCAAGCTTGGGGAACTGGTGCAGCACGGTGTGCGTGTAGGCATCCAGCTCTTCAAGCTTGGTCAGCAGATTCAAATGGACATCACTCACGCCGACATCTTCCCTTCATCTGCCTCGATATTGCTTTCGCAATGATTAGGCTCGAACCAGTCCAGCAGCTTGCATAGCACGCAACCCCAACGCTTACCCTTGCGGGCTGCCTTACCTGCACGAGAACTGATCGTTTCGTCCTCACTGCCGCCGAAGGCGGTGTTGGCCAGTTGGTCGAACGACACACCCAGGCGCCAGGCCCGATCGCTGTTCCCCAATACCGCGAGGAGCATCCAGCACAATCCAACCAGGGCGACAAACGCGCAGAGCAGAAACAAGGCCAGCCCTAGCGCCATACGCTTCACCATACAATGCCCGCCACTTCTTCCAGGGACTCAGCCTTGTCGAGCAGATCCTCGGCGGCTTGGCGTTTTCCGATGATTGCGCCCGAGTATGCGGCGTAGCCGACGGCTTTTGACTGTACACGACCCGCCAGATCCTCGACGGTCAAGCCGCGCACCTCGGCGATGGCAGAAAGCAGCGGCGTGGCCGCCTTCGGATCCAACTGCAGACCCGACGCCTCCTGCACCTGTTGCGGCCAGCTCTGCAGTTCACCGGGCGGGTAAGTGCTGGTCAGGGCTGCCAAAGCCAACTCACAACCAGCGTTCAGCTCAACCAGCTTGGCCACCTTCGCGGCCTCCAGCTTGTGGGAGTCCGCAGCTGCGTATTTCAGCTCCCCCAGGTAAACGGTGTCACCCAAAGCGCAGGCGGGAACCTCGTCCGGCTCACCTGGCAGGATTACCGCGACAAACAAGCCGTCTTCACGGTAGTCGACCGGAACCGACCAGACACGAACCAAGGCGTCAGCCGAGACGAGCGGCAGTGTTACGGATGCGCCTAGCGCGCTCAGGATTCCATCTTCAATCTTCATAGCACTCTCCTAAAAAGCAAAGGGCGCCCGCTTGGCGGGCTAGCCCAAAACAACATGACTCAAGTCACAGGACCCATCACACCTTTGCGAGGCGGCCGCCGACACTCGTGTACGCGTCCGACGCGGCGTAGCTGACGCCCAGATAGACCAGCCCGGCGATCGAGCCGGAGCCGTAGGAGCCACCGTGGAACGCCACACAATTGGCGCTACCGTAGAAGTAATCGCCATAACTGCCATTGCTTGCCGCCGAATCAGCCGTAGCCGCAGCGAACATGTCGCGCAGGTCGTAATTTGCCCCCGCATCCTCAGCCATGGTCACCGGGTAGCCGTTAGCAGGAACGGTTCGAGTCGTGGTCTGGTAGGTCTTGTTCCCGTTTCGATCCCAAACAATGAACCTGCTCGATGCATCGGTCTGCAGGCCATCAACCATTTGGAAGACGTTGCCCCACAGCCCGACGATGCCTCGCCAAGTAGCTTGCGCAACCGTAGCGCTATCGACCGCCTGCACAGCGCTGGTGCTGACGTTGCCTTGGCCGATGAGCGCTTGAGAGTCGGCACCACCCATTTCGATCATCGCTAGCGTCTGGATTGCTGACAGTTGGTAGATCGACCACAACGCAAAACCGCTGACGCCCGCCGTGTTGCGCGCAGCTGCGCGGGCCTGCATGGTCGGAAAGTCGATACTGGCCAGAGGCATCAGGCCTGGCTTGGAGCCGAGCTTTGCGCCGTCAGTCGTGCCCTGGTATTTGCCCACCCAGAACTGCGCGAGATCCGCGCCCGCATTCTTGAATGCTGGGTGCAAGGTGAAGCCTGCCGCTGGCTGGTCGGAAATCCATACCGCCTTCTTGCCGACGTTCGCTCCAGAGGCAATGGTTCCGCGCTTCACATAGAAGGCAGGGATTCTGACCATGTTCTGGCCGTCGACCACTTGATCCTGAATCGCGCCGTATGTGGCGTGCGAACTGAAAAACGATGCGTCCGTCACCTTGGTTGCGCCGTTTTCATCCACGCGAGCCCAGGTGCCAGCGCCGCCGCCCGTGGCTAGCATCGCAATGCCGATCACGTTGGCGAACTGCGCCTTGGTGGTGATCTTGCTTTCGGTCGACCACTCCGACCAGCCCTTGGCGGTGCCCTGATGGCGCACCTGCAGGTAATAGCTCAGCTGACCTGGCAGCAACTTGCCAACAGGCACTACCACCGTCAGCTTGTTCACCGCGTCGGTACCGCTATCCCATGCGGGGGCTGCATAAGTACCTGCCGCCGTGCGAATCCGCCATTGGCTGGCCGCATGCGTATCTGCGCCGCCCGAAACGACAAAGGCCGAACTGGTCAGCGTTGGCTGCTCAGGCACGTCGACGGCGTTTGCGGCAGGTCCGGTGATGCTAGGCGCAGCTACATATACGAACGAGGCGGCCGTGGCAAAGCTGGAAACAGCCGAATAATCCGACCACAAGCCCGCCACGTCCTGGACGCGAGCACGCCAGTAATAAGTCGTTCCAGCGACCAGCACGGCAGCAGGCAAGGCATACGACAGCCCGGAGCCGAGCACGCCAGAGTCATGCAGGATCGACACAAAGGCGGCAGTCGTCGACAACTGGAATTGCACAGCGGCCTGCGTGTTGCCAGATGGCGAGCTGTAGCCCGTCAAGGCCAGTGTTGGACGCTCCATCACCCCAGCTGCAGCGGCGGCAGGCGTGCTGATCAGCGGCGTTGCCGGGCGCAGATCCGGGTTGATAAAGCCGCCCAGGCCGGTCGGCGTGCCCAGGGCCACCAGGTGGGCAATGCTCATTGCCTCGCCCGAGATGTCGAGCCGCAGCCAGCCATCACCGCGCATCGGCAGGATGTATTCGTAGTCGGCGTAGCCAGTCGGGATATCGCCATCGGTACGGCGCAACGACCAGCCGGTTTCTTTCCACGTCGGCTGGTAGCCGTCGCGGTAATACAGGCGGGCCATGCCCGAGTTGAGCGAGCGGCGAATCACGACCGCGCCACCGGCAGTGTCGGTGCCGATATTGACCGAACGAGTCAGGTAGATATCGCCCGGCATGGCAGCGGCGCGGGAAGCGCCCAGCACCTTGATGCTGGAGCGACGCAGAGTTGCTGATGGGCCCCAGTCGCGTGACAGGTTGGCCGCGAGACGGATGCGGGCCGCTGACAGTACGGTTTGCACTTGCACCAGGGCCGATGCCGGGGCCGGGTCGCCGTTGGCATCAACCGCAGCCGGATCACTTAGGACATAAAACTCGCCAGGGCGCAGCTGGGCCGTGGACGCCAGATCGATAGAGTCATCGCCGTTGACGCCCTGGACAACAGTGATCGGCTCCAGATCGATCAGCGTGTAGCCAGGAACGAACATTTCAAAGCGCACTACGTTGTTGCGGTACAGCCAGTCGAGATCAACTGCCTTTTGCACCGAGACGGCGCTCGACGACTCAACGTCGCCAAGGCGCTCATCCAGCGAGTCGATGGCCAGATCCGCTGCGGCCTTGTTATCGCCAACTGCCTTATTAATAGCTGCGTCATTGTCCAGCAGCGCCTGGTGAATCGGATTCCACGTGTCCGGGTGGGCGACACTGGAGGTTGTCAGCGCCGGTACGCTGGCGGAGAAAACCGGATTTGGACTTGGGGTCAACGGCATGACGGTGTTCCTCAGTATTCAAAATCAAGATCGAGTTCGATCTCGCTGGTGGACTCGAACTCTTTTGGCTTAACAACGCGGCGACCCATCAGTACGCCCGACTCGGTAAACACACCGAACTCACGCAGGACGTTGTCTGCAGCCAGGATTCCGCTCATGTTGCCCCTGACCGTCAGCACAGCGCCTGCCACGATGTTGGTCACGGGCACGCGGGCGAACTCGGCCGCGAGGGCGACGTCTTCGTCCGGCGAATACGCCTTGCTACCCGACCCGAAGGCCATCCAGGCGGCTTTGGAAATGGCTGCACCAGTTGCGGCGCTAACCGCGACCTGGTGCCGGTAGGCCAGCGTGGTGGGTATGGCGGTCGGGTTGCTCATAGCGGTTCCTGTGTCGTTATGCCGTTGTGTTTAACGCGCAGGGTGGCGCGGAATCTGATGTTTGGTCCGCCCAGTTCGCCGCCCAGCAGCCAGGTGCCGTCGAGACGATGCAGGCCGACGCGGCCGAGCTGGGCATCGGCAAGGCTTCGGCCTTCGTCCATCGGCCAGCCCTGAAGTGTTTGGATGCCCAGATCCCAGCGGCCATCCAGCGCACGAAAGCGATCGCCTAAGAGGACCGGCTCAGAAGCACGCGCCCCGCCCATGGCCATGGCTGCACGCAGCGTGATCTTTTGGTGGGTGGTGATATGGCTGTTGTCCAGGGTCGCGCCGGTCGGCGTGTGCCCATTGAGGAGCCGCCCATTAAGGGACCAGCTACCGTCGAGCAACACGGCGGCATATCCACCGTTGAGCTTCCAGCAACCATCCAGCGTGCGGCGCGCTGCAGGCTGGAACCGCTGGCACTTGGAGTACTTCAAACGCAGGCGTGCAGCCATCGACTTGATGGTGATCCGCGAATCGAACCTGGCCTGCAGCGCGATGATGATGCCGACCAGCTCGTCACGAGTTGGCGCGTAGGCCTCTGCGACCTGGCGAATTCGTTTCTGTTGGTCGCGAGACCAGTCGCCTTCGGAGGCGTTGAGACGGATCGCGTATTGGGCCCAGTGGCTCATGGCAATGCGCTTCATGACTTGGCCGTTGATGCCGGTCGCGGGCGGCGTGAGACTGACGCTGCCATCGAGCAGCCAGGTGCCATCCAGGGTCTTGCCACCTGCAGCAATCCATTCGGCCTGGTAAGTCTTCTGCTCGATCAGCTCTAGGACCGGATAACCGATGGTGGCCAGCGCCTGCTTGACTGCCCAGGGCGTGCCTTTGTAGCGGTGCAGCATGATTGCGGTCTTGATCAGCGCTCGCCGGTCGTCATCGGACCTGGCCACCGGCCAAGTAGCCTCTTCCAGCATCGAAAACTGTTCGGCGAGGATCGGCAGCAGCGAAGGCGGCACCAGGTCGACCAGGTAGACGAGCATCGAGTTGAGATTGAGCCGCTGCAGGTTCTCGTTGAGCAGCTCATTCAGCCAGACGAATCGTTCGTCACCGGCCAGTGCTGGCGGCAGCTGTTGATCAGCCATTGGACGTACCTGCATCGATCAGCTGGATCGAGGAGCAAACTGCCCATTCGTTGCCCAGCAATTCACGCGGCACAGCTGGTTGTTCGACAAAAGCCCGATACACACCGGCCACTTGAAGCCGTGCGATCAGCTGCTCAGGGACGATATCGACACCCAGCCCGGCACTCAACTCAAGCACGTACGCATTGGCGGCGGCTTGCACCTGGGCCATCGTAGTGACGCGATCGGCGCTGTTGAAGAAGACGATGCGGGCGCTGATCGCGTAATCAACCTGCACCGGAGGCAGCGCATGCACGGTGTCACACAGGGGGCGAACCTTCTCGCCATTCACCAAAGTCAGCACGCGCTGCAGTAGGTCGGCTGTAGGCAGGCCACTGGTGGTCAGCGGAAAGAGCGCGACATGCCCAGGCTGCTGGCCTTCGGCTGGACCATGGACCGCCACATCTTTGATCGACTGATGCACCGCCATGGCGTGATAACGATACGCGCCACGGCTGCCCGCATTGGAGTAAGCCTCCGGGGCAAGAATGATGCGCTCGCGATAGCGATCATCGTCCTCATCCTCGGCACCGTCAGCGCTAACCGTAATGCTGGCGGCCAGCAGACCGGCGAACGGTGGATTGGTGATGACGCTGATCTGCCCGACCGCCCAACCGTTACCGGCTTCGCCGACTGTGCTGCAGGTGGTGGTGACAGTGACCTGAGTCTGGCCCGAGGGTATCAGCACGTCTTCATCGGTGACGAATGCCAGCTTGGCGTCCAGGGTGGCCACTCGTGTGCCAACCGGGATCAGCAAAGGCTGAGTTGCTGCCGCTGCAATGGTGAAACGCACCGTGCAACGAGCGGCTGTTGCCAGCAGTCGAGGGGTGGCGACCAGCTCACCCAGGTAATCCAAGATCGGGCCGCTGCTGCGCCGCACCAGCAGCTGCTCACCAGCATTCTGAATGGACATCTGCAGGCCGGTGGTGGCGTAGGCAATCTGATCGATGAAAAGACGTTCGATCTGCGCCGGATACAGGGTTTTGCCCGACTTCTCTTCATAGCGCGCAATCAGATCCGCTTCGGTGGCGGCAGGATCGATCACGACAAATATTGGCTTAGGCAGCTCGCGCATACGGCACCTCCGTCAACTGAGGCACACCGTCTGCGACCCGCCATACGACCGTCAGCGTGACCTGGGCCGCTTCAATGGCTGGATTGACCCGCACCACTGTCACCCGAGTTTCCCAAAGGCGAATAGCGTCTACGGCTTCGCGCACCAGGTGCGGCACAACCCGATTAACAGGCCAGTCGATATAGAGGTGGATGTCACTGCCAAAGGTCGGGCGGTGTGGGTCGCTACCCTTGGGCGTCGTGAGGATGATGCGAATAGCCTGGTCAATATCACGCAGGCCTTCCACGACCGCACCGGCAGTGCCAAGTGCTGGCTGCCAGTGGGCTGCGGTGATGCTGGTATAGGAGATAGGCGTCGTCATGCGCCCATATTGAGGAGGTGCGCGCCTGCTAGCTTTTAATCTGGTTTAAAGCTTCCCGTGCGGGCCGGGCAGCTGAACATCCTTCTATATATAGGGTGATCAATGACTATGGTGATTCGAGTTGCCGCCACCATCCATCACGGTGCCGCCCGCATTGACGTTACCGCCGACCTCCACATTGCCGCTCACCTTGAGGTTGCCATTCAACTGAACCTCAGGAACGTCCAGGGTGGCTGATGGGGCCTTGACCGACACCGGCTCACCGCATTCGACGCTCAGGTTTTTGGCGCACTTTAAAGTAGTGGCTCCGACGCAATCGAGCGCCATCACATGCGCTGCACGGTCATACGTGAGGGTCGTGCCGTCACTGAACCGCACATAGTCAGTGTCTTCATCGACGACTGGGGGCGGCTCGGCGGTGGAATAGATGCCGCCCAGGTAAACACCGCCGACGCCATCGGCATCGAGCAGCACCGCCACCTGCTCATTTAGCTCAGGCATCAACGGGCGACGTTGCGTGCCCTGGGTGTTGCGCTGAGGCACGTGCAGCCAGTAGCTCTCCACGCCATCCCGGTCATCCAAGCGCACGCGGATCCGGCAGGTCTGGTGATCGACCGCGCTCACTTCACCGTATTCCAGTTCAATGCCCATGGCTGAGGCATCCTGCTGCTTTGAGGTTATGCAAGAGCACCATCCTGCTGTATGCCGTAGGTCGACAGCGCCAGATCGGGCTTGGAGGCGTTGAACGACAGTGATATCGAGGCCGCAGATACGCGACAGAGGCTCAACTCAACCGTATAGCCGCCACCTCGGGTAATCCGGTGCTGCGCCGACATGATTAAGTAGTTGCCGCCCAGCTTGCCCGCTGCGACCAGGGCGACGACGTTGCCACTGACCAGATTGGGCTGCCCCATCATCGACCAGCTACCCGTTGTACGTTCCCGGTTGGCTTTAGCCAGATCGGCCTTGGCCTTGGCCTTGGATTCCTCTTCGGACGCCGAACGTTTGCGCTGCTTCTTGGTATCGGCACTGGTGGTCGCGCCACTGCTACTGCTGGGCACCGCCACGGTCTCGCCGTTTTGAATGTCGTAAGAGATCAGCTTCTTGCTGGCCGGATCCTTGTGTTTGACCGACACCTTCTCCGGCACGGTCCTGATCTGGTCCCGCAAACGCACGTTGCTGAGGTCCTTCAGCATCAACTGGGTGACCGGCTTGCCCTTGGCCAGCTCGCTGATGGCGTGAAAGACCAGGCGCGATCCAGTGACCTTGAAGGCATAGTCATATTCGTCTGCCAGGTTGCGCAGGAACTCCAGATCTGACTCCTGCTGCGTGAGGCGATCGAGCTTGATCGGCTCGATGCTGCCAACAAGCGTCAAGCCAAGGCGACCGGCGACCTCCTGAGCCACGGCGGCGAGCGTGGTGTTTTCGTAGGCCTTGTGCTCGGTGGTGCGCAGCGCCGTGTTGATGCCTGTTGCGATCGCCCTGATGCCAACCGTGGCAGGGGCGGAGCTGAAGTCGACCTCATCAATCTCCAGGCGGCTCAGCGTGCGCAGCGGCTTGCCCGACCATCCCAGGGACAAGGCAAGTGCGTCGCCATGCCCCGGATACCAGGCGTCGAGCCACTTCCCCTGCGTGTCTTCCAGCTCGATGTCCAGGGTGTCTGCCTGACCTGTCAGAAAGTCCGAGTAGGAGATCGAGGTCAGGTTTTTGCTGATGTCATGGGTGATGTTGCGCTGCTGATAGGTCAGCACAAAGCGCGCCTCGGGCACTTCCCCTGGTACTAACGCATCCATGGCGGGAGATCCTCGCTCGACACCGCAGGCTCAAGCACCGGAATAGCCAGAATCACACCCGAAGGCAACGCCCCGGTGATCGGCACATGAGGGTTGGCCTCAACGATCGGCGGGTAGCGATGGGCGTCGCCATAGTATTTCCAGGCCAACTGGTCCCAGCGCTCGCCCTCCGTTGTGACATGGGTCAGAAACATCACGCTCTCCTGGTGATGACTTGAGCGGCCAGGCCGGTCAGGCGCGTTGAAGCCCCATCGAGCCTGTCGTAGGCCTGGGTAATGTAGTTCCCAGAAGTCTCGAATCGATCGGCCACATTGCCCAGGTCCAGCGGGCTCAGGCTAGAGCGTGCGCCGCTGACGCTGCTATAGAGGCTCTGACCCAACTGGGCGATGTCTTGCCCCTCGCGAATAAAGCTCGCAGCCTCAGTCAGGCCGCCAATCGGCCCCAGCGCTCGCTCCGTCAGGGCGGCGAGCTGCGGTGCCTGGGTCAGCAACGTCATCGGATTGAAGTTCTTCACCGCGTCGTAGATGGTTTTCGCCTGCTGGATCATCGTCCCGGCTTGGCGTGCATAGCCCACTACCTGCTGAGTCGCGGTCAGTACCGGCGCAAGTTTAGAGATCAGTGCCGGCGTCGCGATCTTCGCTGCAGATGTGGACTGCACAGCAGAGTCAATCAGGCCAGACTTGACCGCCTTGGGCGTGAATGGCCCCGTGTATTCGCGCAGGGTCACCTGGACATTCGACGAGTACAGCCGCCCATCGGCAGAGGTGCGGCGCGGCGTGTTGCTGATGTCCGTAATCACGAAAGCACCCACGTATTCCCCGCTGCCCAGGACGAACGCCAGCGGCTCGTGCTTGCTCTTTGCCTCGCGCAGGGTGCGCAGGCGAACCTCGGGATCGCCCAGCCATGGATGCAGCTGCATGCTGAATTTAAGTTCGTCGAGGCCGTCGCCGATCCACTCCAGCAGCGGCTTTCCCTGGATCAGCGAATGCTCAGCCCAATCGGCAGTGCTGCTCTGCTCCATGCCAGTGATGCCGCTGGCCACTTCGAATTCTATCTTTCCCAAGACGGCATACATCAGGTGCGTCCCCCAGCTGGTGGTCCGTAACTGCGGCGACCCTGGTCATGCTGGAAGCGCTCCATGAACCTGACGAACTCGGCATAGCTGGTGTTCAATGCCTGGGAGACCTGGTTGCCAACACCTTCGCCGCCCGGCACGTTGATGACCGGAGAGAAAGTCACTTGTAGAGGCTGCGCGCCAGCTCCGCCGCCCATGGCGTTCGCGCCCGAAAGCCCGTCAGCACCCGCCATGTTGGCGCTTGTGAGAGCAGCCAGATTCGGAAGTCGCATCGGGACACCTGTCTGGTCGGCCATGCCCAGCGCTGCCTGGCGAACGAGGCCGGACTGCGAGGCAATACCGATCGCGGCACCTTCGCTGATGTTGGCACCGTAGCCCATGAACACGCGGCTTGGTGACTGGATGCCGAGCGTCTCGGTAAACCAGCCTTTAATCGAGGTGCCAATGCCGACAACGGTTTCCTTCGCACTTTCAAGCTTGGCGCTGATGCCGCTGATCAGGCCGCTGATGATGTTGCCCCCGAACTCACTGAACTTGCTCGGCAACTCAACTCCGAAGTAACTCATGACTCCGGCGAAGGCCCGATAGAACAGGCCCAGCGGGGAGAAGTTCAGGATTAAAGCGGATACCCCGGCCAGTCCTCCACTGAATGCGCCGGGGATCTCCCCGATACCCTCAAGCACCCAGCGCAACGGAGCCAACAATCCAGACAGCACCGACCCTACGGCCTGACCAAAAGCGATGCCTGCACCGCCGACGCGACCAAGGGCATCACCCGACATTTCAACCGGGGTAAGCAGTTCGCTGAACCACTGGATGACCGGCCGGATGAACTCTCCGATTTTGGCAAGCACTGGCGCAAATGGAGCGAAGGCTGCGGAAAATGCATCGCCAATGGGGCGCAGGCCATCCACCAGGCCAGTGAAGAATCCACCGATAAAGGCCTTGATAGGCTCCCAATACTTGTAGATAAGCAGGCCTGCAACCGCAACTGCGGCTATACCGGCAATAATCCAGCCGATGGGCGTCGCAGCGATCGTGCTACCCAGGAGCGCCATTCCACCTGACAGACCGGGTAATGCGGCGGCCCCCATCTGAAACGAGCTTCGAAGCAAGGTCATCTTCGCCGACATCAAAGTCACGGCAGTTCTGGTCGCTACAAACGGAGCCATAACCAGGTTGGCACCGTACGCCAGGCCGATGAACGCTAACTTGCTAGCTAGCAGGCCTCCGACCAGGGCGACCAAGCCTTTAACCAGAGCCGGGTTTTCGCCAGCCCAATTCGAAAACGCCTGGACGAACGGAAGCACCGCCTTAGTTATGTCTACAAGTGCGGGCAACAGGACGCTGCCAACAGTGATACCCAGCTCGGACAGATTGACTGAGAGAGCTTTCAACTGCTCCCTCGGGCTTTCCATCCGCTTGTTCCAATCCTGATCAAGAATGCCCTGATCGGCAGCTGCGGCACTGCCTTTCTGAATATCCGCACCTTCATTTCGGTTTGCGATAGCGGGACGAATAAAGGCAAGCGTCTGCTGGTCCGCGAACAACTCGCCGAGCTTGTATGACTCATTCAGCCTGGCTAATGCCGTCTCGCGCTCCTTGTCATCCTTGAGCCCCATCACTTTCTGAAACTCACCCGCTGCCTTTGGGCCCTTCGTGCCCATGTAGTCAGTGATGATGTTGAGCATGGCCTGCATTGGCGTCAGGCCTTTCCCGACCATGTTCTTCATGGCGTCCTGCAGGTCAATGCCCGCATCCTTGAATGACTTTAATGTGTCCTCTGAAGTCATTTTCGAAAGGAAGTTTTTAAAGTTATTGGCAGCCTCATCGTTACTGCCCGCGCCTTTGCGCGCAATTTGCAGCGACGCACCAATCTCAGCAACTGCCCGCTCGCCCGTAATGCCCAGGGCGGCGAACTGAGGAGTCAGTTGAGGTAGCCATTTTGCCATGTCAGCCAGTTCAAACTGGCCCCGCTTACCGGCATAAGCCAGCATGTTCATCGAACGTTCGAGCCCCGCCGCACCAATGCCCAGGTTGTCATTGAGCGCGATGGCCACCGACCCCAGATCATCCATGCTGGCCCGCGTAGCGGTCGCCGTCTTGGCCATGATCGGAGCATAGGCAGCCAACTCTTTAGCGCTAGAAATGCCGCCAGCAATTAACACTGCCGTGCCCTTGGCCACCTCGCTCTGCGTCTGATTCCACTTCAGCGCCGCGCCGCGCATAACGCTACTGATTCCCTCTTCTTCGGCGGCATTGAAGCCCCCGGTGATGGCGATATCGTTGGTCTGGTCTTTAAAATCGATGGCGGTTCGCATGGACTGGACGACCGGCGCGCCCAGCACGGCGGCAGTGCCGATAGTCTCCATGGCCTGTCCGCGCAACTCCCCGCGTCGATTTTTGAGGGTTTCGCCGCGAGCGATGCTGGTGTTGAGCTGCTCCTGCTTGATCTTCAGCTGATCGAGAGTGCGGCCGACCTGCGTGTACTGGTTGCGCAGGCGCTCGATACCAGTACCGCCACGCGCAAGGGACGCGGCAAGCTCTGTACCAATGAGTTTTTGTCGGGCGGTCAGGCTGTCGGTTGCTCGCCCGAGCTGCTGGACGGTGGAGCGTGCAGACCCGAACGCGGTCTGCAAACTGCCGGAAACAGCCGCGCCGATCCGGAGCCCGACAAGAACTTCATTCGCCATATTGGTTACGCCTGGAGCGTGAAACTGTGCCAACCGAGCCGTAAGGCCCGGCTCCCGCGATGCCCCTCATTTCGAGCGCATCTTTTCTGCCGCTTCGATGCGCCTGTCGATCTCTCGACTGCAGGCATCAACCCAGCGCAGGTATTCCGGCATCTCTAGGTTCGCTATTTCCGATGGCTGCATCTTCAGGACCATCAACAACGCTTCGTCCCAAGAGTGCAGCCAGGTCTCGTCCATCAGCCATTCCCCGAAACACCTCGGTGACGGTTTTGGAGTCGGCGATATCCAGATCGTTAAGATCCTCGATGGTCATACCGGTCATTTTGGCGAGGAGAAAATCTTCAATCACGCCCTCGTCTTTGCTGTAGGACTGGGCCTTGCCGATGTCCTTACGCTTCAGCCGGATCACGGGCAGAGCGGTCAGGCGAGCGCCCGCTGCGGTAGTGAAGGGAAACTTGAGGGGAATGCTGAGGGAGGCGGCCATCGATAATGCTCCAGGTGAAGTGGGAGAGCTCTGAAAGAGTCCAGAGGTTCGCACCTGGTGAGCGTTACGGCTTTTAATACGCTTTAAAGAGAAGCCCCGCACGATGGCGGGGCTTCGGGGGTGCATCCTTGCTGCCCCGTCCATGGGGCTGTTTCAGATCAGGCGCATCCAGCGCAACGGTTAAGCCTGGCCGATGTTCTTCCTGTATTTGGCCAGCTGATCTTCGCCATTTACCTTGAAAATGTTTGCCTGGTAATCCAGCAGTAACACTTCGTTCCCATCGAGAACCTGGCGCACGTAGGTGGCCGAGAATGGGGATTCGTATGCCGCTGGAGTGCGAGGCTTGTGGCTGCCCAGTTTGTACTCCTTGAAGGTGACGGTCATCATCGTGACCAGCGGGACCTCGTCTACCAGGCCCGTGCTGTCAAAGACCTGCACGTTCGACCGACACTGCAGCGCAACGCTTTTGAAAGGCGTTGCAAGCTTGGTGGCGGCATCCCCGTACAGGCTGTTCCAGTTAATTTTGCCCTCGATCTTGTCGAAGCCATCCGGCAGTTCGATCAAGCCGATCATGCCCAGCCCCTGGAAGTCCGACATCACCGCTTTCACGGAGCCAAGGTCGATTTCTTCGGCCTTGCCGAAAAAGCTGGCGCCGTCCAGATAGATGTTGGCGTTGGAAATGCGGTGCGCACTGAAGGCCATTATGGTGCTCCCAGGTTGACCAGGTATTCGCTGGTGATTTCGGTTTCGAACGTGCCTCGCTCAAGCGGCAAAGGCACGGTCAGCTTGTAACTGAACAGCGCGTGACCGAGCTGCAGCTCTGTCTGAGGGTTGCGGGCCGGGTCATACCAGCACTCCCCGCCGATCAAGGCCTGATCGCCAATCAACTTGCGAAACAGCAGATTGACACTTTCGGTGATGCTGTCGATCAGCGAATCGGTGATCGGCATGTCAACGAATTGCAGTGAGCTGTAGCGGATCGATTCGTCGATGATGTCCTTGGTGCGACGGACGTTTTCGAAGTTGCGCATCTCCGTGACGGTTGGCCAGGCAGCAGTGCGGTTCCCCCACAAGCGCAGCCCGGTACCGAAGGAGTTGAACACGGTGGTGATGCCGTTTTCGTTGAGCAAGTTCACTTCGCTGCTTGCATCGTCAACACGAGCGGTCAATGGCCGCTCCAGCCCGATTACGCCAATCAGCTCCTGGTTGGAGCTGCTCCACCAGTAACCCTTGTCGTTGTCGATCTTCGCCCGAAGTGCAGCGGCACGGATCGATAGGGGCTCTAGGCGCTCCAGGCTTGTAGCCGTATCGAGCACTTTCACATGCGGATAGCACAACCGCACCCGGTCACTGCTGGTGTTGAAGTTGATCGCTCCTGCAGGCCCGCGACCGGCAATGCACTGCTGCACCGTGGTGCCGATCGGCGCATCGATGTAAGCGATCCCGCCAACCTGGGTGGCAGCAGCGATCAGCTCGACACTGACCGAGTTAAGCTGGCTGAACCCCGGCGCAATGAAGATCTTCGCGAAGAAACCTAGGGTGTTGTAGCTGTCCTGGAACGCTTTGAGCCCGCTCCGCTGACCTGCAATGTTGATCGCGCCGACGATATCGGCAGGCGTGACCTTGCTCGGATCCGCATGGGTGTAGTCGGCGAGGACCGAACCGTTGACCGGGATGGCGCCAGCGGCCAGCCGGGTAACCTTGCCGGTCAGCATGTCGACGGTGTAGTCGATGCCGACTTCGTAGGCAGCTCCCTCGGCTGGTTTGAGCGTCAAAGCCTGCAGTGCGCCATGGGCCAATCGCAACAGCTCGTTGTCGCCGAATGAGCGCGCCTGGCCTACAACATTGGTGCGGTGGATCAACGGATCCAGAACGTTCACCACCAGGACCGTGCCTGCGCCGAAGTCATAGATACCCGACAGCGCCTTGGGGATGCTGAAGCCGTCCAGATCATCAGGGCCAAACTGAGCGCCGTCGGTCTCATTCAGCGACAGCGTGACCGCATTCACCGCCCCGACCGGCGCGGTGCCGAGCAACGCAATGACTGCCGACTTCACAATCCGGATGGGTCGCGCCCCTCGGGAGATCTCAAGGGTTTCAATACCGTGCAAATAGTTAGCAGCCATCAGGCTTTTGCTCCTTTCTTGGCTTGCGCAGTTGGCGCATCGACCACAGCGCTTTCGGCGACATCGCCTGGAAGCAACTCCAGGTGTTTGAGGGCGATCAGTACTTGAACATACTCATGATCTTCAGGTAGCTCGACAGGCTTGCCAGGCATCAGCTGCACTTCGAGCAGCTCGGCAGGGTTGCCGGATTCAGCGACCAGACGAAGCGTCGCCGCGCTCTGCGGGCCTTTGTACAAATAGCGGGTCAGTTTCACTGGTATTCCTCGAAACGGGTCTGTGTCAGTAGAGGCCCGGTTTCGGGCTCCATGATTTGCAACTGAGTTGCACGGGTGGAAATGTCGAGGCTGTACTGCCAGATGCCCTGGACTTGGCCGATGAACGCTTCAGCGAGCGGACGACAGGCCACATCACAGTGCGGTGCCCTCCAGCCAGTCAGCGCGCCACGTGCTCGATCGAGGTAACTGATCACACCGTCCTTGCCGTTCAGCTGCCGGAACACAAAGGTCAGGCGCAGCACGATCTTGCGGGCCTGGAACATGGCATCCGTCGATTCGGAGTCGTCGAAGGATGACTTGCCGAAGGCCACCAGCACCGCGCCCCGAGGATGGTTAAGCCGGTACTGAGCCGGGCTTTCCGGGAACAACTCGATCATCAGCTCTTTATCGAAGTGCGCTTTCAGGCGCTCTACGATGGCAAGCATCAGCTGCTCGGTCTGGGTCTTTGGCTGAATCAATGGCTGACTCATCAGTAGCTTTTCCATAAATCGTTGCCGAACTGCTGGCGACGGGACCGGACCCGGATCTCGCCGGGCTCGGGAGCCGCCTTGCCTGACGGCATGCCCAGGGTGACGACACCATCACGGATGCTTTCCAGCAGCTTGATGGTGTCCTTGCGGCTGTCCTTGACCGGATCCGGCAATGAGCCTTCAGGCCGACGCTGATACAACCAGTGCCGTGCCAGGTAGACCACGGCATCGCGTAGCACCGTGGGGACCGGATCGAGCGGCAAGGTGTAGCGCCCGCGCAGATAACCGTCGACCAGCTCCTCGGCCTGGCGCACGCCGTCCTCGATCACAGACTCGTTCGGCTGCATGGCCGAGGGGTCATCGTTGGAGAGCTGAATCAGCGCCAGCTCAGGGATGGCATTGCCGATATCGGCGCGGGTGCAGTAACGCATGGCTTAGAACGACAGTTCGACGAGGGCTTCAGGGAACAAGCACATCGCCAGCGGGTTAGCCTGGGCTTCCACGTCCCAGCCCTTGCCCAGCTTGCGTTCTTCAGCCTTGCTATAGAACGGCAAGCCGACCGAGTTAACCGTCTCGTTGTAGTTGGCTGGGGCGTTAAACATCTTGAAAATGCCTTTGCCCACCGGGAATACCTGGGCAACGTTGGACGGGATATAGCGCTGGCCGCTGACTGTCACGTCGTACTCGATGAACTCAATGCCGCCGAACGTGAAGCCCGAGCGAAGATCGCCGCCGATCTTGTCCTGGGCTTCCTGGTAGCCAGCAAAAGCCGCCTTGACCTTTTCATGATCGGTGAAAGCATCGAACCAGTCAGGGCCGCAGAACGAGCGGAAGCCCGTGACCATGACGCCGCCAAGTTTCGATTCGGCGTAGCGCTTGGCATCCAGACAGGCCTTGCGGACGTTGGTCCCTGCCACGCCCAGGGCGACGGTGACCTTTTTCTGCGTAACACCGAACTCACTGAACAAGTCGACAATGACTGCGCCGTCTGCATCCAGAAGCTTGCCGCGCAATGCACCGACACGCTGGAATTCACGCGTGGATTCGATGCTGTTCTTCAACTCCTGCAGGTGGTCGTTGATCACTGCGGCCACAGGCGTTGAAGCCGTTTCCTGACCAAAGGACGCAATGCCTTGCAGCTGGCTCGGAAGCAGCGGGCGACCCAGTGGCAGGTGCAACGTTTCGAAGATGCGGCGGGCTCGCTTGCCGCCTTTTACGGCTGCCGGATCGGCGTCGCGGGAGGTGTTAGGGACCAGCACCAGGCGACCTTCGTATTCGTCGATGGCCACCGCCGTGGTGGTGACACCTTTTTCTTCGAAGATGCCCATCGCACCCACTTTGCTAGGGATGACGGGCAGCTTGTTGATGGATGCGCTAAGACTGGCAACGGTGAAGAGGTCTTGAAGATTCATGTAAAGCTCCTATCAGAGCGCCGCACGAGCGACGATGCCCAGGGCGTTCAGTTCGCCCAGGGCGATGGTTTTTTCCGCATCGGTGATGCCTGCGGGCCACAGCAGTTCCGCCGAGTCCACGACAGCGCCACGGGCAATGACAACGCCAGGTGCGTCGCCGTCGGTGGCATCAACCGCTTCGCCAAGAACAGCGACGGCTTTTTCAGCATCGCCAACTGCAACAGGATCGAGCGCTGTGTACTTGCCATCGACCTTGGCCAACACAGTGCCAATCACGTAGACGGTGCCAGCGAGCAGCAACCCTGTTTCCTTGGTCCAGCCGGGTGCGACTTCGACCAGGAGCAAATCACCCAATGTTTTTGGCGGTGTGTAAGTAGGCATGGAGCCTCCTATCGTTTCGAACGGGCTTCGGCGTCAGCCACAAGCGGGTTAATGGATTTGTCCACGGTCTTGCCAGCGCGGTGCTTGGAGGCCTGCTCGCCGAAGCTGACAGCGCCGGTCAGCTCCTTGAACACAGACTTCAGGCCTTCGCTGAGTGGCTGGCGGTCATCGGCTTCGCCAAACTCCAACGGCTTATCGCCTTTGTCACCGGTCTCGGCGTAGTCCAGCGCGGCGACCACGGCAGCGACGTGGGCAGGCTTCATGCCGCTGGCCACCAGCTGCTCGGCGAATTCGGTGTTGCCGGTATGGATCGCTTCCTGGGTCGCGGCTTTGTCGGCCTTGTCGCGGCGGGCGATCTGGGCTTGAAGACGCTCGTTGTCCGCTTTCAATGCGGCCTGTTCTTCCTCGGTCACGGGATTTACCTCAGTGGTGGGTTTGGGTTCTGAATAGGAAGGGCCTGCGTCCAGCTCGGTGCGGCGCGCCTGCTCGGCAAGGCTGTCGATCTCCCAGGAAGGCGCCACCTTGTCAGCAGTCTCAGCGCCGAACTGGCCGATGAGGAACTCGCGGAACTTGCGCCACAGGCCCGAGCTGATCTCGTGGCCGTAGTCGCCGAACTCGATGACGCCTTCATCGGTGTCAGCCAGGTCGATGGAGCGCAGGCCTTTGATCGCAGGTGGCTGGGCTCCGAGAAAACCGACATGGCGCAGGTAATACACGCCTGGTACAGGGTTGCTCGGTGAGTCGGGGTGATAAAACGAGGCGGAGATCTTCTTGTAGCTGCCTTTGCTGACCAGCTCGGCAAACGCCGGGTCGACCTGCTGGGGCTCGGCGATCAACCCCTCAGCCGTTGCCTGGAGAGACTTCACCCAGCCTGCTGCCGGTGCATCGTGTTTGGGATGGCCGATTACCAGCGGGGCTTCATGCAATGCCGGTGAGTACGCACGCACGGTGGCGGCCAGATCACTTTCGCTGAAGTTGAAGCTGGCACCGCTCATGGCGGTGTGGGTACCCGGCTTGAAAATATGGAGTGGCTTCATGGCTATTGGCGTGCGCTTGATGGGGTAAGCACACAGCCTGATGCAATGGACTGCCAGAGACTTTTAATCGGCTTTAAAGAGTTGTCGCGAGGGAATGTGATGAAGTGTCCGGGATATACACCCGATCAACAGGCGCGAAGGACGGCAGCGGGGATTTATAAAGCATGCACAGCGGATTTCAGGGGTGCAGTTCGATGAACCGGGGCGCTTAACGCCCCTAATCGCTTCCTACGGCCTTACACGCGGGCCGCTTTTCCCAGGTGCATCATCGCCAAATCTAGGATGGCTTCCTCGGCTTCGGGTTGTACCGCACCCTCAGCGTCCATTGGAAGATAAGGCCGAGCGGGAATATCACCCCAGAGGTGAGGGAATTCTGCCTTGGTGCCGCCAAAATGCATCATGGCCGCATAGGGCTTGTTACTGCCAACCACGGCTGAGCTATCGGTGGCGTAAGTAGTGATGGACGCTGCCAAGCCAGCGGAACTGACCTGCAGCATCTGACCTGGCCACGTCCCATCCTTTTCGCGCTGGCCGATACGCACATCAGACAGATCCGTCCAATCTGGGCGGCCTTGCTCCTCCAGATTCTCCTCGGTGATGCTGCCCAGCTCTGCGGCGACCGATCGCATCAAAGGGGCCAGATCGCCTACCGCCCATTCAACCTTGCGCAGCACATCCTGCAAACGCTGCTGATCCAATTCGATGGTGAACATGTCATTGCTCCTTTTGGGCGGAGGCCGCTTGCTTACGCTTCAGCGCTTCGGCCAGACCTGCACCAGGTGCGTGATTGAAACCGGGATCAGTACTGAACACAGCGACCCGACCGTCGCTATCGGTGGTGCGCAAGGATGTCACCTGAGCGGTGCGGATCTCGCCCGTGCGCTTGTCCGCGCCGGTTTCAACCGTTCGTGTCTCCATGCGGCCCGCGCTGCTATCGACCGTAAATCCACGACGCTTCAGGGCGGCCTCAGTCAGCGAGGTGACACGACAGCGACAGTTGAACCCGTTGGGCGGATAGATCGACGACCACACAGGATCATCGTGGCGATAGACCTTGCCACTCAGTGCGCGATGGCTGGGCCGAGTCATGCCGTCCAGGATGGCGACATAACGCCAGTAAGGGTGGGTATCTGCCGTCTCTTCCATGCTGGCCTTGCGACCAGCCATGTAGGCGCTTTGCAGGTTGGTCTGGTAGATCGTCTTCAAACGACGAGGGCTGCCCAACTGCACCATCTCCGCGCCGCCGCTGCTGTCGACTATCACTTGCTTGCCCCACCAGCCTTGCGCCTCCAGGACGGGCTGCATCGCCTTGGTGAACTGCTTAAGGGTCTGACCATCCTGCAACGCCGTTTCCAATGCGCCGCGAATATCCGACAGCAGATCCAGGCGCATGGCCTTGGCAACAGTGAATGCCTGGTCGTGCGCCTGATCGAGCATCTCCTGCCAGTTCCAGGTAATCGCATAACCCTTCGACTTCATGTACTCGACCGCATTCTCCGGCTCCAGGCCAAAGATGGCTTTGAGGTCAGCAGGCGACGGCATCTTCGATGAGGTGGCCATATCAGTCCTCCCGATCTGCAGCGGCCGTCAAGCGGCCCCACATATCTGCCATGAACACCAACTTGGTGAGTGTCTGCTGCAGCGCCTGGTCATCCATCAGCGGATAGGCTTCAGCCAGCAACCCCAATGCCTCGGCTTCAGTTCGGCCTTGCTGCAAGGCTTCGATCAACGGTGCGATCGCTTTTTCGGCTTGCTCCTGCAGCAGCTGCGCGGGCAATGCATCAATCACCTGGTCAAGTGCGACCTGGTCGAGAATCGGCTTGAGCGCTGACTCGGCAAACTCTGCCGTGGGTACGGTGGCCGCCTCTGGCGCAGCAAGGTCGCCTTCCTGCAGGTTGTAGGTACGCATCCAGTAAGCCGGGGTGAACTTGACGCCTGCATCGGTGAGGTTCTTATCACGCTCGGCCAGCGTTTTATCGATCTCGTCCTGCTCCCACAGGTCGTACAGGGGAGCCGCCACGGATTCGCCGAAGTTGAGATCCACGATCCGGCGGATAATGCCGTTCATCGCAGCGGCCACGATACCTGCGTCGCCGTCGCGAATATCGTTGGTAACTTCGGCACCGGCCGTCGCGCTGGCGCGGTTGCTTTCTTTCTCGGTTGTCTGGTTTTGCCCGAGCATGGCCACGTTGATTTCACTGCGGCAGTACTCCAGCAGCTCGCGATACACGTCGGCGCTGTCGGCCTTGCCTGCAGCCTCAACGATGGACACGCTGGAATCATCCGGGATCGCGGCAACCGCGTCCTGGACCATGGCTTCCAGGCTGTCGAGCAGCAGATCAGTTTCTTCGTTGGTCGCGCCGCGTGGGTGTTTACCGATCACCCAAGGGCTGCCGTATTTCTCGGTGAACTGCACCCAGAACTTCAAGCCACCCTTCATGAACACCGCAGGCCAAAAGCACATGGACAGGTCGGGGAAGCCGTAAGGGTTCGCGTAGGTCGCGTCCTGGCGGGCCACGACGAAGCGCATCGGGTCGCACAGTTCGCCGTCCTGGCCAGCCTCTTTGGAGCGAAAGCGCAGCGCGTTGTCCTGGTCGTAGAAAAACCATTCGGCCGGTTTGCCCAGCACATCCTCTGGCACAGTGAACAAGCCGACTGGCTGCCACATCAACTCGACAGGTTGGTACCCGAACAGCGGTGCATCGAGCAGCTCGCGAATGATCCGGTCCAGGTCCAGGTCGGTGAGCCAGTCACGGATGAATCGGTCGACCTTGGTCGGTGCATTGGCGCGCTTCAGGTCGCGCTCCAGGGCTAGCACAGCGGACTTGCGCCGACGGACGTTGCCGCCGACCAGGGCGGCGCTACGCAGATCGCGATACACGGTAATGTCTTTGCCCTGGGCCTTGAGGATCGGGTCAGGGTTCGGCAGGTTGACGCCGCCCATGCTGCCCGCATCGATGCGACCGCGTGTGGCGATGTGATTGGTGAGACTGGAGGACCGCTTCGTTTCGGAGAAACGGACAAACTCGGTGGGACTGACCCACACACCTTGGTTTTTCATGCGTACCCCTGGGTAATTTTCCGGCCCTGACGGGGGCTGCGAGATTTGACGCTGACCGGCCCGGAGGTCACTTCAAGCGTGGCGAAGTTGGCGAGGGAGCCTGCACCTGCAAAGTCGCCGTGGCGGTACAGGTCAGGGTCTTTAAGGTCTTGAGAGCGGGCTTTGACGATCATCGGAATGCCGTCCACCGTTTCGATGGAGCGTATGTCCTGGTGCAGCGAGTCGTCCCTGGGCATCGTTATCGTGGCGTCTTCGAACAGCTGCACGAATTTCGGCATCCATGCGCCGTACCAGGCCCGGCTGATCTTCACCTGGTGAATGCGGTTACGGCCAAATTCATCAGCCGTATCTTCGGCAAGGGTTTCGCCACTGCCGGTGGCATCCAGTGCGGCACCCACGAACTGGGGAAGACGCCGCAAAATGTAGAACAGGATCTGCTGCTGTTGGCGGGTCGGCACCTTGTGCATCTCGACTACGAAAGGCACGTCACGGTGGCGCGCCTGATCGACCGACATGGGACAGATGATCGAAAAGTCACGGTGCCGGGCGTAGTCCATGCCCAGAAAATGGCGCAGTGAGCCATTGAGCGTCGTGATCAAAGGAGCCAGATAACGCTCGATCCAGTCGTCAACGTAGGCTTCGCGGCGATAAACAGGCTGCAGCGTGAAGTCGTCATCGAGCGCCAGTCGCAGCACGGTGCGGTCAGGACGCATGGCTTCCTCGATCCAGACACCAGGGATACAGACGCCATTGCCATCACGCGGGATCGCGTCAAGCTCCTCACGCATCTGCGCCTTGCGCGGTCCATACGCATTGCGGATCTTCTTGTACCAGGCCTCTTTGCCTTCCGGCGTAGGTTGTTCGCCAGTCATGAAGCAGACGCGCTCGTACAGCCCATTGGCAACCGCATCGTCGAATGTTGCTCGATAGACCTTGGCGGTGTCGCCATAGCGGTTGTCGCGGATGTCGCTGGCCATCTGGTTGAAGGGGTTTGACTTGCCGTTGTGGGTGCTGATGATGACGATGCAGCCTCCCCAGATCAGCAAGGCGGTTGCGGCATCGAGCACGGCGGAAACGTCACGGTGAAAGGCCGCTTCGTCGATGATCACCTTGCCTTGTAAGCCACGCAGGCTGGCCGGGTTACTGGACAAAGCGACGATCTTGAAGCCTGAGGCGAAGCGAATGCGGTAGGCGTTGATTTGCCGCGTACTGCCGCTGATGTCCTGATCCTCGAAGACAAACTCCTCGATCGCACTGACACCGGACGACTGAGCCTCGGCCATCACCCGGCTGAACTTGGCGCAATAGCCAATGAACTCAAGACCCTTTTCCTTGGTGTCGCCGATGTAAAAGCCATCCATGCCCCCAGCGCTTTTCTGCGAGGCGGCAGTAATGACGGTGTCCAGGGCTTCGGCGAAGGTAATGCCGGTGCGTCGGCCTTTCTCGCACAGTTTGATCTGCGCCCGAATACCCAGCCACTCGGCTTGGTGAGCCATCAGGACACCGTCACCCAGCGGGTCGTACCCGTCAGGAATGAGCCGAACGCTTTCGGGCAGCTCGTCCCACTCGATGACGCGCAGAGTGCTGCCGGACGGCTTGATCACTGAGGCGCTCATCGAACCCCCAGAAACTTCTGACGCCAGAACAGTGCCTGCTCTTCAGTCATGCCCTTGGCCTTGACCGTGCTGTCCAGCTCGGCGGCTTGCTCCTGGAGGATCCGCTCACGAGTGGCTTTCTCGATGGTCTGGCGCTCCTTGACGCTCATGGTGCGCGCTTCCATGGTGGCCTTGGCGGCACGCGCCAGGGCCGTCACTTCGGCGATGGTCACGTCATCCTTCTCATGCGCGCCCATGGCTGCCTGATAGGTGAGCGTCGAGATCGCCTCAACCAGCAGCACGCCGGTCTTGTCCGAAGCGTCCTCACCAAAGGCGCCCACGAAAGCCTCCGCCATTTCGCGCTGCTGGCGAGCCTTCTGCGTCAGCTCCTCGAACCCTTGCCTGAAACGTCCCAGGGCGCTCCGGCTCGGGGCTTTTTCATTAGGAAAGCGAGCCCGAATATCATCGAGCATGTCATCCAGGGTGAAGCGGTCTTCGCGCAGCAGCTTCTGGATGTAGCTTTTGACCATCGGCTGCAGACGATCGATTGAGGACTTGCCAGCCATGAGTCAGGCCCCCGGCCGCTTGATGCCTGGAACGCGGGCACGTCCTGCAGCAATGTCCTGGCCGCGCTCAGTCAGGGTTGCCACGACCACTGGACCCACATCGGAAAGCGTCAGTGCTCCCTGTTCGGCCAACCAGTGCAGCTCGGTCTTGACCTGGTCACGACTGAGCGTGTGGCCGTAGTCGTCCAGGGCCATGGTCAAGACTGAGCTGTTAGCCCGATAGGCCGTCATTTCGACCAGCAGGCGCAGTACTACCAGACGGATGTCATGGCGAAGAAACTCGGAATAGGCTGTCATTTTTTATCTCGCAGCAGGTAATCGTTAATCCGGTCCAGCGATCGGGACAAAGGGGCCAGAGCATCCTTGACCCCCGTCAGTTCGGATCGCATGGCTTTCATGTCGCCGAGTAGATCGGTCACTGCCGAATGGTCTGGCAAGTGCCGAACGTGCTCCTCAAGAGCGATGATGCGGGTGCGCAAGACCATCATTTCCTGAGCACTGGCGGCCTGGCGGTTGGTGAACCAGGTGTAAACCCCCAGCACGGCCATAACGACCCACTGAACGGTCTTGAGGCTGAAGCTGGCTTCGTCAAAGTTCATCACATGCCTCACTCAACAGTTGCAGGGTGCAAACACATTCAGCGCAATGCTCCGTACCGGGCTCTGCCTGACGACGATCTTCCGGGATCGCATCACCACATTCCTCGCAGCGATACCCGGAGTTGCCCGAGCGGTGCTGCAGCGCATTGCGCCGCACGTGCTGTATCGCCTCAGCTTCGTCGGTGTCATCCATGACGGGTTCTACAAAATCCATGCAGGTTCAGTCCTTTTGCAGGTCGAGCAGCGAGTTGAGTTGAGCCAGGTTGTCTCGGGCCCAGCGCCCGTAGTCCTGGGCATGAGCAAGAATGTCTGCGGGGGTAACGCCACTTTCCAGTAGCTCGGCGTCAGTGCCGGGGGCGGCGCTGGCCGCTTTTGCAGGAGCACTGGAAGCGGTAGTCGAACTGGCGGCGGGCACACCAAGGGCGGCGTTGTAGTCGCGCAGCCAGCCAGAAGTGAAAACGCAATGAGGGATAGGCTGAGGAGCCGACGCCACTGATGTTTTGTATTGAGTGGTGACATGGGGGATTCGCTCCTGCAGCTGCTTCACGTCGTTGGCGTGCATGCCGAATTGTTGGAATAGGGATTCCTCGGCAGCCTGGGCGCGAGTGACCTGGCGCAGCAGATCGCTCTGGGTTTGAGTTGCGGCCTGCAGGGCAGCTTCCGCGTGCTTGGTTTCCAGCTGACTGAACTTAGCTGCGCCTTCCGCTTCCGCTTTTTTGTAGCCGTCAGTCCACTTCGATTGGCCGTACAGGTTCACAAGCACCACGACGACAATGACCAGGGCAATCTGCCAACGCTCCAGCAACCATTTCAAAGCGGCTTCAAGGGCGACCATGACCGTCTCCCTGCCAAAATCGAGCCTTCCGTGCGCGGCGCTTGGCACCCGCTGTCCCGGTTTTGGCGAGACGGTATTGAGGGAGTGGTGAGTGGTGTCCCCATGGCCCCGGCGCGGCAATACCAGGTGAGGCAAATGGCCTTCCGGCACCGGCAAGCGGGCAGACCTCTCGGCAAGGGGCGGGAATGACGAGCTCGACGCATGACCGCGCCAGCTCGACACACGACCGTGCCAGCATCCCCAAAGCGACTCCTATCAAGAGGATGCGCATTAAGCGAACTCCTGATCTGGGCCTTGCTTGACCAGGCGCACGACGAAAAGCAGCAAAGCCAGGAGGCTGTTGGCAGTCGCGTATGCATCGGGCGAAAGCTGGGCCTGCCACATGGGCAGCAGCGTTACCTGGGCGAAGCCGAAGAAGGCGATCAGCACCCCCAGCTGGACGCTGTACAGGCGATAGCAACGCTTCCACTCAGGGATGAGCTTCATGCTGGACCACCTGCCTGCCGACCGTGCTGCGCGCCACGGACAATACCCGCTAGCTGCAGGCCATCGGAGATGATTGGGTAGCCGTACCACAGACCCTCAGGCAACGGGCCTGGGCCATTTTCATGACGAATGATCGCCACAACCAGGTCGCGCATCGTTTCGAAGTTGTACACATCGACGACAGCATCGTCGGGGCCGATCCCCAGCACACGCGAAACGGTGGCGACGTAAGCCTTGGTATCGTTTTCGTTAGGTGGAGCCCAGCGCTCAATGATCTCGCGAACAGTATCGATCTGACTGCCGTCACCAGCGCGCCGCTTGTCCTGGTACGTGATGAGAACGCGGGCGAGCGCCCGAATACCCCAGCGTGGGCCATTGAACTGGACGAATGCGGTGTCAGCTTGAACTTCGGCTTGACCCTGCCAGCGGACGCCACGGGCGTGGCGGATGTTGCCGGGATTGAAGTTGCGGATACCACGGGGGTTTTCGGGTCGCATACACGTCTCCTGCCGGGCACCCGTCGTGATTGCGGATGCCAGAAATACACACGCCGCCATAATCGGCGGCGTGGGTCAGGAGTGCTTTTAATCGCGTTTAAAGAGATACGTGCGTGCGGAAGCTCTAGCTAATCATTTAACAATGCCCGTGGCACGGTAAAGCCCCCGTGCGCCAGCTACCGCATCCGAATGAGTACCCCCGGCGATACGATTCACAGCATACAGAGACATTACCTCAGTGCAGTCCTGCTTGGCAGTTGCTCCCAAAAGCGCTGCGTTTACGCCTTCGATAACATCCGTCGCCTCCGCATACTGATCCTTCTCGCGAATTTTTTTGGTGATAAACCAAGCGACATTGGCAAGCTTCTCCTCTGTCTCGAAATCGCAGACGGTCAGCCCCCTTGTGAGCGCGGCCTGCGTACGCTTTACCTCTGGCGAGCTGTCTTTCACGCTTCTATCCAAGCTCAGCTCCGTAAGTTTTTCCGCGATGTTTGTCTGTGCACTCGCCGCCATCGACACAAATGAAGCCAGAACTAAAACTAATACTTTCACAGGAGCTCCCAGGGAATTATGAAAACCAGTATCTGCTAACGATGATGCCAGACATAAACAGCCAGAAGGCATTTGCTTTATAGATGATAAGGAACTCGATAAGCGGGAGTCGAAGTGTCGTTGCCGAGTCTGGCTGGATTGCGCTTTTTCCCGCAGGGAGGGGGCGCAATTGAAAGCCCTGGATAAATTCCAGAACCCGCTGGAGGTCGGCCCTCGCGAAATTGTTGAGGTGGGTGCGACCGAAGGCCAGATCACAAAAGTTGTTCAGCTCAGCTTTCGCGTCTTTTTCGGTTGCCGCACGAAGAATTTTGCCGACCAGCCTGCGCTTGTTCTCCTCATCCACCAGCATGTCCAGCCGAGCCTGTAGCACGGCGCGAGCATCCTGAAATTGGCTGGCAGTGATCTCGTCGATTTGCTTAACGCTCAGCTCTGCAAAAACGCGACGCCAGATATCCTTCGAATCAGCTCCCAACTCAACGCATTTCAACCCGAGCTCGTAAAGACATTGCTTCTGGGCAGGCACCAATCCACGCGACTCCAACTTACCGGCAACACTGATCTGGATGCCGTAGTTGTTTATGTCGCCCTCGGTGTACTGGCCGATACCTTCACGAAACTCCCTTCTCACCACTACTTCTTCCTTCTACTGGTACCGCCTACATTCAAGGTCAGTCCGGACTGGTCAACAGAGCCTTCGATGTACTGGCCCACCTCTTTGAAATTGCGCACCAGCCCCTGCGGCGGCGCCCCACCAAGTAAAACACGCAGCGCCGCGTCCCTTAGCGTTGACGGGCTCTCACGGTAACGGGCCACCAGCAATGTCTCTTCAGCCGTCAACGGGGTAGCCCAAGGCTCAGGACTGATGTCGCCCAGGAGCACCCAGCTGGGAGATGTTCCAAATTGCGCGTGAAGCGTCATCAGTGATGACCCGTCAGGCAATGCCTCGTTTGCCTCCCATCTAGTGATTGTCTTCCGGTTAACCCCCAAACGATCAGCAAAAGCTCCAATTTTCATATCGCCGCGAATGTGAGCGATGCGACTGCCAACGCTATCAGACATAAAAGTCCCTTGACTCTGAGACGTTAATGTCCCAATAATCGCCACACACCAATCAGTGTCGCACTAACGACTAACTGATTAGCAATCTAAGCGCCCATAGGAACCCGCCCATGAACGTCCCTTATCCGCCGCCTAAAAAGAAACCCTACACCGCCGATCGGGTCCGAGAGCTTTTCAGTGCTGCGGGCGTATCCATTTCAAGCTGGGCCGAGGCAAATGGCTATACCCGGCACCAGGTGTACTGCGTAATCGGAGGCCAATACAAAGGCAATCGCGGGAAGTGCCACGAAGTCGCCTTAAAGCTGGGCATGAAGCTTTCTGTCGAACAACTCGCGGCGATAGCGGCATGAACGGCACCTCACCATACGAGTTCGGCTTCGACATGCACCGCGCCGTCATCGGTCATGACTACGCTCGCCATTCTTCAGGTATCGGAAGTCAGCAAGTAACTGATCAGCAACCTGCTCCAGGGTCTTCACCACGACCTCTCGATTCGGCACCTCTGGACCAAGTCTTTCACCAGCTCTCCGAAGATTTGCCTGCAGCTTCTGCTCATCCAAAAGGCCCTGACGCTGAAGCGTCGCACCCAGAATCATCACGCTGCGGGCAATGCCCTCAATGCGGCCAGCCAATTCATCAAATTCCTGCGTGGTCATTGTCATGACTCCGTTTGTCAATTTACCCCTAAACATTGCATCCAGTGCAAGCACTTTGCATAGGCGCAAACACGGACTTTGTTTGGAAGGGCTGTTTTTGGAGGCTTACCAATGAGTAAGCGTCGCTGGAAATTGATTCGCCCAACCTCTTTGCGCAACGCCATGGAGCTATGCAAGGAGTACGCACGGGAAGTGCACAACAAGGGCATGCAACGCATCTCCGACGAGATGGGCGTCACTGATCACTGGACCGTTTACAAATGGCTGCAAACGGCGCGCATGCCAGCCTGCATGATCCGCCCCTACGAACAGGCTTGCGGCTGCGACTACATCACCCGCTGGATCGCTGCCAGCGCTGGACGCCTCACCATCGAAATCCCGTCGGGCCGCAAATGCGCAGCCGAAGACATGCAGGCTCTGCAGGAGCTGCTGAACACTGCGGCCGGAAAGCTGATGGCGTTCTACGCCAAAAACAGCGAAGCCGACGAGACCCTCTCGGCCATTCAGTCGGCCATGGAATCGCTTGCCTGGCACCGGGGCAACGTAAGCCAGAGCAGCAACCCTCAGCTCGACTTTGGAGAGCAGCCATGAGCGCAACCATCTCAGCATCAGCACGTGTCTTGCGCGTACTGAAAGCGTTGAAAGGCCACACCGTCACAGGGCTCAGCAACACGGAACTCGCGAAGCTGACCGGCGACAGCCCGAGCAATATCACTCGCGCCATGCAAACCCTTATTGAAGAAGGGCTGGCGATGAAGCTCGACAACGGACGGTTTGCACACTCGGTTGGAATGCTGCAGATCGCCCAGGCTCATGCCGAGCACATGGCACGACTGCAAGGACGGATGCAGGAAATTAACCAGCGCATAGCCGCTGGCTCGACGAACTAAGGGGAATACCATGGCGCGCACAAAATTGGATGCAACAGCTGAGATCGAACTTCCCGCTCTGGATGGCGAAGCGCTGACCGCAAATCAAAATATTATGGCGACGATGCTCGGCTCACATAGCGAGGAGCGCGACCTCGTTAATCAGCTTCTTGGCCAAACGCAGATGGCAGGTGCGTTTGAAGAATTTTCCCGCACGGTGCGGACTTCAAAATTAGCTTACGTCAAAGAAAACAAGCTTTACCGAGCCCTCGTTGGACGGAAAAGTCCGCACGGTGCGGAAATCATGAGTGGTTCGTGGGAGGAGTTTTGCGGACTTCTAGGGCGCTCAGTTGATCAAGTCGACCGTGACATCGCTAACCTTCGCGCCTTCGGCGAAGAGGCCCTCGACTCAATGTCTCGCATGGGCATCGGCTACCGAGAAATGCGTCAGTATCGCCGCCTGCCGGAAGACCAGCAGGCAGCGCTGATCGAGGTCGCGAAAACCGGCGACAAGGACGCATTCATTGACCTGGCCGAAGAGATCATCGCCAAGCACGCCAGGGAAAAAGAAGCGTTGACCCTGCGCCTGGACGAAGTGAACGCGGACTACGACGCCCAGGGCGAAGTAATGGCAGCGAAAGCCATTGAGCTGGATAAAACCAAGATAGAGCTGGAGAAAGTTCGGGGCCACATTCAAAAGCTGGCTCCGAACGAGGTCACTGAAATGATTCGGCAGGAAGCGGGCAGACAAGCCTTTGCCGTCGAATCGAGCATTCTTGGTGAGCTACGCGAAGCCCTCACAGAGCTTTCGAAGCATGCCGAAGAAACCGGTGAAGACCAGCGCACATTCCAGGCTGGCTTACTTCAGAACCTTGAGCTGACCCTCGCCGCCGTCCGCAGCGAGTTCTATCTGACCGACGCCCTGGTTAGTACGCCCGTCTGGCTGAACACGGCCGAGGCTTAATCCATGACGCCGGTACAAACCCAGCTCTTGGCTCGAATTGCCCAACAGGCAGCCAATGCCCCGCACGGCCAGCGCACCGCCATCTACAAGGCAGGCGCAGTCGAGCTGGGCGTATCGATCCAGACCTTACAGCGCAAGCTGAAGGATACCTCCATGACCAAGCCACGTAAGCGCCGAAGCGATTCAGGCTGCAGCGCGCTGCCTCTGAACGAAGCGCAACTGATCTCGGCGGTTCTTCTGGAGTCGATCCGGGCCAACAACAAACAATTGTCGACGGTTGAGCGCGCAGTTGAGCGCTTGCGCAGCAACAACATGATCATCGCCGGGCGTCTGGACGAGAAAACGGGTGCATTCACAGCGCTTTCAACCGGTGCAATCACCCGCGCATTGCGGGCTTATACATTGCACCCGGAACAGCTGCTGCACGACGCACCCTCGGTATCGCTCGCCAGCAAGCATCCCAACCATGTCTGGCAGGTCGATGCATCCATCTCTACCCAGTATTACTTGGCCGATGACGGCGCACGGGCAATGAACCCTGCCGAGTTTTATGACGGCAAGCCCGCCAACCTGAGGAAGATCGAGCGCCAGCGTCTTTGGCGCTATGTCATCACAGACCACACCAGCGGCACGCTTTACCTGGAGTATGTGCTGGGCGCCGAATCTTCGGAAAACCTGTGCAACGTCTTGATCAATGCCATGCAAAAACGGCATGAGTCGGACCCGTTCCACGGTGTGCCCTGGATGCTGATGACCGACCCAGGCGCAGCGATGACAAGCGGCATTTTTCGCAACCTGTGCCGCGCCATGTCCATCGAGCTGATCATCAATCAGGTAGGCAACGCCCGCGCCAAGGGTCAGGTTGAGCAGGCTCACAACCTGGTAGAGCGGGAATTCGAAAGCGCCTTGAAATTCCAAGCGGCCACCAGCCTGGAGCAGATCAACGACTGGGCAGGTGAGTGGATGCGTTATTACAACGCCACTGCTATCCACACCCGCACTCAGCGTACTCGATACGGCGTCTGGCAGCTGATCAAGGCTGACCAGTTGCGCCTGGCGCCGAGCGTTGCTGTCTGCCGTGAACTGGCGGTCAGCACCCCTGAGGAGCGCACGGTCACCACCATGCTGCGCATCTCGTTCCGTGGCGCTCAGTTCGATGTCAGCAACGTGCCAGGCGTGATGGTCGGCGAAAAAGTGTTGGTGACGCGTAACTGCTGGCGGGACAAGGACGCCGCCTTGGTGCTGCGGATCGGCGAGGACGGCCGCGAGCGCTATCACGTCATCGAGCGCCTCGACGTGGACCAGTTTGGGTTTTCCGAGGCTTCCGCTTTGATTGGCGAAAGCTTCAAAAGCCACGCCCAGACTCCTGCTCAGCTATCGCGCAAGGTGCTTGAACAGCTCGCCACAGGCACAACCAATGAGGAGGACGCAAAGGCAGCACGCAGGGCCAAGACCCTCCCATTTGGCGGCATGATCGATCCTCACAAGCATGTCACCGACACCGTTCTTCCTGCCTACATGCCGCGCCGTGGCACTTCGTTGAGCGTGAACGTGCCCACCGTTGACCATGCGCCACTCACGCATGTGGATGCAGCCAAGCTTCTTCGCGCCCGATTGGGTTCTACGTGGTCAGGCGAAACCTTCTCCTGGCTGCAGAAACGATTCCCTGAAGGCGTGCCCCCTGAACAGCTCGACGCCATTGAGGCTGAGCTGAACCGACCAGCAGAGGTGATGCGTCAGCCGCTCAGCCTGGTGCGTTCTGCTGCTGGAGGCGAATGATGTTGAAGCTAAAGCAAGTACTGAAAGGGCTGGGTCGACCTCAGTCGGCTCTGGCTGAGTCGCTGAAACTCAGCGCAGCCACCATCGCCCAACTGATCAACCACGGTCAATGGCCTCGCAGCTTGGACAGTGCGGACTTGCAAGGGCGCATTCGAGCGTTCCTGGTCGAGTCAGGGGCCAATGATTCCGACATCGCCAACGCGTTTGAAAAAGTGGACCTGCCGTGCGTCAACACGGCAGGTCCGGCCCTAAATGAAGAGCCGTCCGGGGAGGACGAACCCATGCTACTACCAAAACAAACACTCAAGGCATCGACCCGCAAGGTATTTGGAATGTTCCGCGACCCCTTTGACGAGCTGCAGAGCGCCAAAGACATGTGGGTCAGCCCCGATATTCGCTACGTCCGCGAGGCGATGTACCAGGTGGCTCGGCACGGCGGCTTCCTGGCGATCGAGGGCGAGTCAGGTGCGGGGAAAAGCACTTTGCGGCGCGACCTGATCAACCGCATTCAGGAAAACAATGACCCGGTGATCATCATTGAACCGTATGTGCTCGCGTCCGAAGACAACGACACCAAGGGCAAATCGTTGAAGAGCACTCACATCGCCGAGTCAATGATGGCAGCAGTCGCACCACTGGAAAGAGCCAAAAGCAGCCCAGAGGCACGGTTCGCCCAGTTGCACCGCGTCCTGAAAGAGTCCCACTCTGCTGGTTATCGTCACTGCCTGGTCATCGAGGAGGCGCACAGCCTTCCGATCCCGACGCTCAAGCATCTCAAGCGCATCCTGGAGCTGGAGATCGGTTTTACCAAACTGGTCAGCATCATCATGATCGGCCAGCCGGAACTGGGCGTAAAACTGAGCGAGCGCAACGCTGACGTGCGTGAAGTCGTACAGCGTTGCGAGCGCGTGACACTGCCCGCGATCGAGGGCGGTCGTCTCGACGAGTTCTTGCGGTTCCGTTTCGAGCGCGCAGGTAAAGACCTGCGCGAGATCATCGACGAAAGCGGCATCCAGGCCGTCGCCGCTCGACTGTCACAGACCGGGCGCCGTGGCGGCCGTGATGAGTCGATCTCACTTCTATACCCGCTGGCCATCGGAAACTTGGTGATTGCCGCGATGAACCTTGCGGCCGAGCTGGGCGTGCCCGTGGTTAACGCCGACATCGTGAAGGGGGTCTGACATGACTCATCTTTCCTTGGTGCCAGCCCGCCCTAAGCCACGATTGAGCCTTCTGGCTCCCGAGTTTCAACCTCTGCTTTCAACGTTCAATGACCTGACCCGCGACATCCGCAACGCCGGTGTCGCGATCCAGTCGCTTCGCTTTCTCGACAACCGCATCGTGGTATCGACTTACGATATCGACGTCATTGCACGCCGCTTTGCGCACGAGATCCGTAGCCAGAGCAGCAAGACGCAGGATGGTGAGACGCGTCACTCGGTGAAGATTCGCGGGATCTACGTCAGTTGGTTTTCCCTGGTGAAGGAGCAAGACCAGTGAGTGCCAGCTATCAAACGTTCGTGGTGAAAAACCCGAAGTCTGTCGAACTGCAAACCCCGATCCATGGCGGCCAAGTGGTTGCCTGGGCTGATGGGCACGCATTGACCGCCATGGGCGCGCTCGAAGACTTCATTCGCAGCCTGTCCTACGGCGATATCGAAAACCCTGAGCAGGCTGCGGTTGAGCTGATGGAGCGTATGAAATGGGCGTAAGTACTAGGCAGACCACCGATCAATATCTCCTGCTTCAGGGGCGCCAGTTCGCGCTCGACCTTGTCGAGTCTTTTGGGCAACAACTTTACAGCCCTAAGGGGCTCTCGGACGCCGTCAAGCGTCTCGATGCTGCAGCAGAGAACAAGCCAGAGAGCTACGCCCTGGGCATCAACAACATCGTCGACGTGCTCAACAACGCCATTCGGGGCTTGCCCCAGCCATCACTGGTGAAAAGTCATGACTAAGACCAATTGGATCTTGTTCGCCGCGTTTCTTGCCATGGTCGTAATCCAGGGGATTACCGCAGGGCAGCGTGATCGCGCCAAAAGCGATGGTCGCGTTCTGGCTGGGCTCTACAACGGCGTGCTTATCGGTCGTGGATGTGAGCCGAGCTGGGCGCCAGAGGACGCTTTGCCGGACGAGATGCCCGACCTGAATGGTCCTTTGAGTATTCGCCCATGAAAGCCGATCGATGCGGAACCATGGCGGAGCAGAAGCGCTTCACCCAGGGCTGGCTCACCGCAACACAGCGCCATCAATGCGGCACTTGCAAGAGCTGCGAGCAGAAGCCCATGCGCCTGATTCAATTTGAGTCAGTTACCTACCGCTGCACCTTGGGCGACTTTGCCACCGGCAAGACTGCTATTTGTAATCAATATGAGGCTAAACCCCGTGACTAAATCCCAACAAACAGCGGTACCGGTTGGCTTCTGGCAAGACGCCCAAGGCCGTATGGTTCCAGAAAGCCTGATCAAACCGATCGACATCGAGCGTGATCGGCTGGTTCGCCAACTGGTGGGCTCCGCCAACAAGCTCAGCGGCGAATTGGCCAACCTTAAAGCCGCTGCATTCGGCGATATCGAGGCTTTTATTGAGCTGAGTGCCGAGCAGTACGGCATTGCACTTGGTGGAAAGAAGGGCAATGTCACCCTTTATAGCTTCGATGGCCGCTTTAAAATTCAGCGGTCAGTGCAGGAGTCGATCGCTTTCGACGAAAGACTGCAGGCGGCACGCGCCCTGATCGACGAATGTCTGCGTGATTGGACTCAGGGAGCCCGCCCAGAGGTGGCCACACTGGCCAACGACGCATTCCGTACCGACTCCCAAGGCGAAATCCGCACCGCCCGCGTACTTGCGCTGCGTCGCCTGGATATCAAGGACGAACGCTGGCAGCGCGCCATGCAGGCGATCGGCGAAGCGTGCCAGGTGGTCGGCTCCAAGTCCTATATCCGCGTGTATGAGCGGATCGGTGATTCGGACCAGTACCGCGCCATCAGCCTTGATATCGCGGGGGTGTGACATGGAAGAGAACCGCATTCTCGACAAGATCAAAAAGTGCTTGGAGATGGCCAAGTCCAAAACCAGCAACCCTCATGAGGCTGAGACTGCGCTGCGCCAAGCACGCCTGCTGATGGAGAAATACAACCTGGAGCAAGGTGATGTTCTTGCCAGCATGGCGTGCGAGGTTTCAATACTCGCAGGCTCTGAAGGTCCGCCACCTGCATGGCGAGCTCGACTTGTGCAGGTTGCCGCGCTGGCCTTCGGCACCAAGGTGATCATTACCACCAGCAGGTTCGGAGCCGCACGTTTTCTCCTGATCGGCTGCTCAGCCGCACCAGAATTGACCGGTTACGCCTATCAAGTACTGGCCCGCCAGCTGCAAAAGGCGCGACGTGAGTACCTGGATACTCAGAAGCGCTGCAAACGATCCACGAAAGTGGCTCGCGGCGATGCATTTGCGAACGCCTGGATCGATGCGGTACTGATAAAAATCGATGCGTTTGCCGGGGTTGAGGACAATATCGCTGAGGCAATCGAAGCGTTTGTGAAGAAAAACCACCCAGAGCTGGAGAGTTTCGAAGTCAAGCGTCGAAAACTCAAGTCACGCGATGAGGTTGCGGCAGATGCTGGCTATCAAGCGGGTCAGTCTGCCCAGCTGCACCAGGCGGTGAATCACCAGCCTCGTGCCCGTCTGACTGCAGGAGTCTGAGATGCGCGTTCAGTGCCCTTGCTGCGGCGAACAGTTCCCACTGGAAGCCGGGTTTCTCGATGACGAGGGTAAGCGTCTGGCTGCTCAGTTTGCCGATATCGAGCCGCGCCTGGGTCGAGCGATCCTTGGCTACCTGCGTTTGTTCAGCCCGGCCAAGCGCGGGCTGCGCACCACTCGGGCGATCAAGCTGGTTGAGGAGCTGATGACCGCCGTCAACGCTGGGACGGTTACTCGCGATGCCAGGACCGCCGAGGCGAAACCAGCCAGTCCAGCTATGTGGACGGCCGGGATTGATCAAATGCTTGCCCAGCGGGAGCGGCTTAGCTTGCCGCTGGACAACCACCATTACCTGCGGGCCGTGGTGTTCGGCATTGCCAATGATCCTGCGCTAGCCGCCAAGGTGCATCAGTCGGAACCCAAGAAGCTCAGATCGCGCATGACCGCGCAGCAGCTGCACCAGGAGCAAATTGGCAGGATCAACAGCGACATGTTGCTGGGGATACTGAGTAAAGAGGACGGTGAGGGCCGCATCGCTGCACTACTGGGAGCGGAAGCATGAAGACCGACGAACGCTTGCGATTGATCAAGCTCATCCACGTGGCGCGGCGTGAGCTGGGCATGGATCGTGAGACATATGGCCTGATGCTTGCCGGAATGAAGGGCTTGGGCGGAGCGACATCCACGGCCGATCTGAGCGTTCCAAACCTTAGGTTGGTTTTGGAACAGCTCAAATCGAAAGGCTTCAAGGTCCGTCCAAACAAAAAACCAGCGCGCACCCTGGCGGCTGACCCGCAAGCGCAAAAGATCCGGTCGCTTTGGCTGGAGCTCCACGAGATGGGTGTTGTTCGAGACCCATCTGAGGCCGCATTGGCGAAGTATGTTATGGCCATGGCCAAGGTCCAGGCACTGCAGTGGCTAACAGTCGGGCAGGCGAGCCATGTAATTGAAACCTTGAAACAGTGGATGGGGAGAGTCCAGCAATGAGCACGATCCGAGCTAGTGACCTTTTGAGTGAGTCAGTCGCGCCGATTGCGAAGGTAATCCAGCAGACGCTGGGGGTTAACGCGGAATTGGCAGAAGCAACAAGCATTGAAATTACGATGCTCTTCGCTCACCTCTGGGGCGGCCAAGTGGTCTATGTCCCCAAAGGCGTTTGTATCCAGGCATCTAAGCTGCATCAGAAGATCTACGATGACTGGACTGGTCGTAACCATCATGAAGTGGCAACAAAGCACGGTGTGTCGGTCCAGCATGTTTACGCAGTAGTGAAGCGGATGCGCCTGGCGATTATTGCCCGAGACCAGCACGATCTATTCGCGCCACCAGAGGAGGAAGATCTGCCCTAGACCAGTAGGATTTGCACCCCGGCCAGCAGCATCTGGCCGGGCTCCCCAGAATTGCACCCCGCGCAACGTTATTGCAGCCACTATCCCACTCGCAACCACTATCCCTCGCTTTATCCCGCAATTATCTTAGTTTTCCCTGTAGATTTATCTCAGTCCTAAACACGACGAACTGCCTCAGTCCCTGGCGCAGAATCGCCTGTGGATCACCTGGCAACTCGCCCCCCAGAGCAGCGCGTACACCATCCCCGGCGCCCTGCGCCTGCGCGGCGAACTGGATGAAGACGCG